TACTAACTTATATTTGTTCTTTAATTCATTTGCCAGCTGCCTGTTAGCAATACCCCAACTCCAATTCAACGCCTTTTCAACACTCAATATAGTTTTCATTTTTCAAAAAAGACCTCGCACCTGATATTCCGAGTACGTTTTTTTTCTGCCACGGCTTCATATATTCAATCCAGCCGTGAAACATACACACAATCACATCAGCATTGTTAAGTGCTTTCGCTAATGCAGAATAGCTAATGCCTGCAATCTTTATAAATTTATGATTATAACCAGGTATATTCTTACTTAAATTTTTGCACCGCTGATAATATGCCCAATAATCTACGTCATATAACCAAGCAACCGTAGGCAATGGTTTATCAAAAATTTCCCTTGTATCAATTAACTCAGCTACCAATCTAAAAATGCTTCGGGCAAAAAAAACCGGCTTTAATTCGTTGTTCTCTTTCTTGAAAACACAGCCACTATTAAGCCACCACATAGGCCACCCAACACTTGTTTCAAGAACATATAAATTATTATTACTTTCAACAATATCAATAGCAACCCAGCCAAATCGATTAGATTTTGCAAACTTTTCAGCAAAGGATATTACTTTTTTCGCTTCGTCATCGAGATTAATTAAAGTTTTTATTTTTCCATTATCATTTACAAAATCAGTTCCATCTTCATTCCAGCGTTTTGTAACCACAAAATATTTGTATGCTATAACGATGACGCGCCAATTCATCTCCAGATTCGGGAGCCACTTTTGCCAAAGAACATAATCTTTCTGGCAACCACCCTTATAACAATCCAAACCTGTTTTTGAAAAAACAGCATTGACCTCTTCTTTGGCCTGTTTCGGCGTTCGTATTAATCGTGCATTAGAAGCCCCTGCGCCTTGTCTCGATTTTGAGATAAAAGGAAAACCAAGTTGACCTATATTCGCCAAAGCAGTTTCTTTATTTTCAATCAATATAGTTTCCGGCATCCAGTTACCAAATTCCTGAAACTGCGCAACTTTATTATCGTATAAAGCAACTTCTCTGGCAGTTGGGATAAGTTTTAATCCTGGTCTCTTGTCAAGTTCTATCATAATGGCTTTGTTTTTATCCCGCTCTTCCAATGGCAAATGGTCTGCGTGCATAAAAACAATGCCCTTATCGCCAACATCTTTTGTGTCCGTGAAAATAGTATTCTTGACATCCCTTTTGTTTAAGAAATGCGACAAAGTCAAACACCAATCATTTTTATCTTTGTAAATATAAATCATCTTATAATCCTAACCCCCTTCTCAATGTCTTATTATTTCCCCATTCCTCTACATCATAACATTCGATTGGCATATTTGGCTGATGTGTTAAGCATCCTTTATGCCTTATATCAATAACAGGCGAATCACTTTTGTAAGTTTCTATTGGTACTTCCGCGATACCACGACTGCGACCAGGTTCAACACATCGCAGCCAGTAAATTCCTTTATCTTTAGCTATCTTTATTGCCTCAACAAAATGTTTCAATAAAACACCAGCCATTGCCGAGCACATTGATAATCGGTGAGCGGAAGAACGGTTGCCTTCGTACCCTTCCGGCGTACTTCTGAAAAGATTGATATTGTAATAAATAGTATCTGGTTTTCTTGGTTTATCAAAAACAAAGTGAGATTTGTGATAGAGACAATCGTGCTCGCACAAAAATACATAGCAATCTGAGGGCAAAGTCTGTAACCCAATTACTATTTGCTCCATCATACTAATCTGGTTCCGTGGCTTTTCACCAACACAAATATTTTTGCCAAAAACAATAGGTTTTTGTGTAACAGATATTATTCCAACGCCTAAATCCGCAGAAATTTTCCGCAAATTATCTTTGACGACAATACCAAGTAATTTATTGTCCAAAGAATTATCTGTGTAATATAATATTGCTCTTTTTATTTTTTCCATTAGAAATATAACGAAACTACAATCGCATCCCCTTCGCTATAAAACGGTGCTGATTTACATAACATTTCAGGTTATCATCAAAGATTTCCGGTCCCGCCCAGTCCCATTTTAGCATTAAAGTAAAGTAATCAGTCGAATTAATAGTTGCTTTATGCAGCAGTGTATATATTCTATTCTGTATAGCTTCAAAATTATTGCCCCAAGCAGTTATATTTATGTAAATTTCACGAGGCCTTCTACCTGTCTGACTACTAAAAAAATAAGTAACTAAAGGTAATGAAGGTGATGCAGGCGGATTACCAAAAAATACACCATAAGGCGCAGTTCCATAATGCCCTAAAAGCGAACCAAGCTCTGTACCAGTATGCAGTTTCGCATCATCCTGCAATAACTTATAAATTGATTCTCGTAAAGTCATTACAACGCCTGTTTTAATTTGTTCTTGTAATTCTCTTTATTGGCCACTAACGCCGGAAACATATATGGATAAGCAGCCGATTTTGACGTTCCAAACTCCACGGCAGCAGCATATTCCACATTCGACGAAACGATACCAGTTACTTCCGAATCAGTTACTTTTGCTAAACCAGACGTAATACTTGAGGTTAATGTATTAGTCTGATTTTCGTATCTCTTATTCATATGCCCTTGATTGCGTTCGTGCCCTGATTTTGCGTGGTTACGTACATCAGCACAAGTCTGCTCCACAGCTGCCGCAATCTTTGTCAGCTTTGCGCTCTCTTTTAATCGCAGATTGTTAATGACCTCTTGTATTCCTGCAATATATTGCATTATTGAGAACCCATAGTTTTAGTTAAGTAAATCGTTTGATGTCCTTTGTAAGTTTTGACATAATTCACATACTCGAAAGTACCTGCCGCCCGATATATCCGGTCTCCGGCCTCAACATCGGCACTACAGGGAGCAATTATGAAGGCATCGGATTTGATTTGGAGTCCTTCCTCATCCCTGCTCACTCTACCAGATACCGGCTGCCAGTCGCCATTGAAAGTACCCACGGCAGGCCAACTCTCAGTCGCTAAACCACTGGCATCATAACTATTTGTCCGCCTGCAAACTGTCAGCAACTCGACATCCCAACCAGTAACAATATCAACAGCATCCTGACATATCTGCGTAGCCGCCGGTGCAGCTGCAGGCTCGCCCAAATAAGAACCTACTGCATACAGCATAACTACCTCTCAACTTGCGATAAATCCTCTCCGAATTCGGACACATCGTAATCAAAAGCCATTGTTGACATTTCGGCATCAGGATTCTCAATTAAAGCCTTCCTAACTGCTAAGAGCTGCTGTAACTTCTGCCCAGCCTTAATATCAACATCACCTTCACGATAATCCACCTGCGGGTTGTCAATTAACGCTTTAATGGCAGCATTAACTTCTGCTAATGTTAGAGATGCCATAGTTTATTCCTTCATCTGACTCATATCAATATAAGTAATGAACAGCTGCCACTGGCCGGCAGTGTAGGTATCCCAATTTACACCGTCAGGGTCGCCCTCAATCCAAATGTCCTGTGCTGTTTTTATCGCCACAATTTCCGGTGCATCCCCCGCAGCAGTGGCCGTCAAATCATCTTTTACATCTAACGCATTAGCACCAGAAACAGTTGCTATCTCAGTTCCGCCATCGGACGTACCTAACTTAATTAAGACATCCTCATCACTACCAGAGGTAGCTATGGATTCGGTACATACAAGCATATAACTAAGGATTTGGCCAAATGCTGGTACGGTATTAGGCCCTATTTCAATGGTTTGTGCGGTACTATTAGATGCTGTATTATCAAACTGAAAATCACAATCCGAATCAGCAGCATTAACATCAATTGTCGCCTGCCAAGTCTTAACCAGCCATTGTGTCTCTGTATCGCTATCCTCAGTTATTGTATCGCAGGCAATATCTCCAACATTAGATATAGCCGCATCGCCAGCGTCAAGACCATTGCCAGTTATTTTCCCAGTAGCCGTAATCGTTGTAAATGCGCCTGTTGAGGCTGTTGTAGCACCTACCGTGCAATCGTCTATTGTGCCACCGTCAATATCCGGCGTCGAAATTGTGCAGGTGTCTATCCACCAATTCGTAATATGCGTAATCCAGCCGCCTGAAAACACAAAGAACGAGATTGCAACTGTAGCCAAAAAAATCTTAAGTTTCATAAGACTATCTCCTAAAAAGTTTTAGGAAGGCGGCCTGTAAAAGCCGCCGTCCCAAAACAACATTTATTAATTTGCGCCAGTTGACTTCCCAACAAAACGATAATCAATAGCGCCAACTTTAGTGTCATATCGAGCCTTGTAACTCGCCACAATATCACGATTCCAGGCGTCTTCATTTTTATCGCCATATTTACGGGTGCTAACTTCCATTGGAATCACAATTTTCTCAAGAAACTGTGCCTTGAAATCGCCGAGATACCAACTTACCGAACTAACTGCATCGAGCCACGGCGAGGAAAATATCTTGAACATATTAGCAAATGGATTCCGCTCAGCATTGGCAGCGCCCATCAACACATTATTTTCAATAATTCGCTTAGCCATTACCTCTAAAGTTACAGGTACTAACAGAATTTTCGGAATAACTTGAAGATATTCGCCATCATCACCCTGCATCAATTTAAGCAAAGTATACAATGCCGAAATATCAGTATAATCTGTCAATGCATCCGTAGTTAAATTGCTATATTCGTGTGGGTCGCCTGAACCGCCGGCAGTCTCGTACATAGCTTGACGCGTGCCTGACGGATAGTACGGATAGTAACCAGATTGGTCTTGTATGGCATACAAAACTCTCTTTTCACGGTCTCTCGCCATAATCTTGCCAATATCAGCAGCCCTTTTCATAATCAAGCCAGTCTGGTCAAAACGCACAGCCTCATCAGTTATGTCAAGAATCAAGCCGCGTTTTGCGTGGTCTATTGTAATATATTTTTCGGCCATATCGGCAAGATGAGGATAATCGGCACCAGGCAATATATCTTCCATATCACCTTTGATATACACACCAGGTATCTTGTCAGTTTCAAGAGAACTATTAAACGGCGTTACTAATTGGTCGGCAATGCCCTTGTTCTCTTCGTAACTGTCCATAATCTTCTTGCTGATTAGCTCACTCATAATAGTGGTAAACTGTGTTACCGAAACAGACTCGGCAAGAATTTCCGGCTGGCTGGTATCAATACCACAACCTTCAGCCGTTTCTCTTAAACTAAAATTGTCGACGTCAATATGTTTAGGGTCATCTTCTTTTAACGCCAATCTGCTCTTAATCTGCTTCGCAGCCACAGTAGCTTTGCCGCCGCAACTTTCGAGCAGTTTCTTAATTCTATGTCGGTTAAAAATCATTTTATTTAACTCCTAAAAATTAAAGTTCCATTTTATTTTGTTAGTTACCCTGCGTACCAGTATCATTGAGATTGTCCTGCGGAATTAACTTGAGTAAAGTCTTAGTAGTTGAATCAGTGTGTTCCTTAACACAAACCGCAATTGGATTTGTAGTGCCGGCACTAACTTTTTGGTCGTAAGGGTAATAAGAACTTGCGCCAACCGAAGCACAAGCAATTTCCAACAAATCACCAAAGCTAATCGCAGCAGCAGTATCTTGGTCAAACTCATAAATTGACTCTAAGCTAATGTCAACAATCACATTATCCGTTTCGCCATCTGCCGAAGCAGTTTGAGCAATGCCCACAATTGAATCAGCAATTGCATCCTGAACAGTCGCTTTGGCAGTTCGTGAACCGGAAGGATATTTGTCCGAACACTGGGTTACATAGCCACTGTCCAAAATCACAAAATCACCTTTTTCAATCACAGTCCCACTCTCTACGGGCATTTCCACTAAAGTTTTAGTCCCGTGATGAAATCTTTCTGTATCAGCCATTTTAGTTAAACTCCTTTTCTGTATGGGCTAAAAGAAAAGAGACCATTTGGTTTTACCAAACAGTCTCTATAACAGGCTGCGATGGTTATAGCATCTCAACGATTAGCTAAATCGTTTATGCCTTTTTCTTTTAGCCAAATTTTATAAAATTAGTCCACCTTGAGGGCGTCATCAACTCCGGACTCATCTATGTTGTTTTCATTAACCGGTGTTTTTTCGCCACCCATATTCTTTACAGTCTTTTTGCCGTTAATTGCCAGCAGTCTGTCCTCGATAAGTTCGTTTACCTGCTCATCAAGTTTCTTGCCGTCCACGGCCTTTAATCCTTTAAGCTGTTCACGAAAAACATCTGTCTTTGCCTCATCCGGCAATTTACTTTCCGCCAACAGTTTATCTACAAGCGCAGATTTTGCGGCCATAGCTTCTTTTACCTTGAGCGTATCGGCCTCCTGCACTGCTTTATCCCTTTCCTTGATAAGGTTCTCAACTTCCTCATCACGATTTGTCTCGCCCTGCACGATACCCTCAGATACAAGCATCTCGCACAAATCTTTTCTGCGTATTCGCAGCTCTTCAAGAGTGATTTCACTATAATCCATCTTATTATTCTCCTTAAAATTATCTTTCTTAGATTCAAACATTCCTGCATTGGTTGCCGGACTTGCAACTAAATCAACCGAAAAAATTCTTGTTATCTCCTCAACTACTTTTTCACCGTTTCGTTTACTAAATTTACCAAGTGCACTCTGACTCATACCCGCAACATTCGGCATTTGCTCTGCAATATCAACAAATAACTTACCGTTATTATTTGGCAAACCAATAAAATCAGCTTTTATCTTCGCTGTCTGCTCATCAAAACGAGCAGCAGTAAACTTACCAGCCAAATTACGAACATCTCGATTCCCAGTTTTCTGCTCCTCGCTATTTGGATGATTTACAAAGACTTTTACGTCCTCAAACATCGGAGCAGCCTTGCGCAAGGCACTTCGTAAATACCGGTATCCGTTCTTGGACTTTTCACCTACCAAAGCCACATTATTTATACGGTAAGTTTTCTTTTCTGAGTCTCTTATAAACTCAGACCCTCCGAAATCCATTTCGTAAAGCAATTCATTTTTTGTTTTTTTACTCATTTTATTACTCACTCTTAGGTTTTACGTTTGTTCCCACCATTAAAGCACCACACTTAGGGCATTTAATCTTCTGACAAGGCGTACTTCGCTTATGCTCAACAAAATAGTTACACTTCGGGCAAATACAGTATTTAGCCCCGCCATCGCCTTGTCTGGAGCCGCCCATACCAACGCCCTGACCTCTGGCTTCACTTGTCTTTTTACTCTTCTTAAATCTATCTCGCCAAACCTGAAAGCAAATCGCTTGTATTTGTTTAGGGTCTCTGTCCGGACTTGCCTTCGTCTCAAATCTAATACAACGGCTTATAAACTCGCTCTGCGTTTCTTGTGGCTGTGGTTTAGGCAACGGCATTATAAACTCCTTAAACTAATAAAAAAGGGCGTCTGACTGAAAATGTATGCAGAACTTTCCTACATACACAATCAATCAAACGCCCTGATTATTTTTCCTGTCAGTACGTTTAACTTCTATTTACTTGCCAAAACAATTACAAATTACTGCCTTTTCTTTTTTGTGTCAACTTTTTTTTTGAAAAAATTATATATCCAATTAAAGAAAAGTAAGAATTTTTGTTTTATAGACGATGATTTTAGATTTCCCTCAACCGGAGACATACAACAATTTTCAAAATTAGCACAAGTTTCACCTTCCATCTTTTTATTATCTTCTAAAAAATTTTCCCAAAAAGCAACGGATTCAAGCCATAATTTTTTATCATTTTCATTCGGTGCGTTTTCAGCTGCTTTACTACAAGCTCTAATACGTTCTTCGACTTTAGCTTCTATTTCTGATAGAAAAGAAAGTTGGCGTTCTAAAGCATTAACCATATTCATACCCTCATTTTAACATTTATTGCTCTTGTGTCAAGTTTTTTTTGAATTTTTTTGCAAGTTCGGCCTTTTTACCTGTAAAATCCTCCCACCTTTTTACTATAACATCACAATATATCGGGTCTATCTCCATACCATAACACTTGCGATTCGTCTTTTCACAGGCTATTAAAGTACTGCCAGAACCAAGAAATAAATCAAGGACAATACCATCTTTATCTACATATTCTTTTATTATATCCTCTAAAATCTTAATTGGTTTTTGTGTTGGATGGACTCTTTTGCTATGTTCCCCTTCTTTAATCATCCCCATCCAGATTTGCTTATAAATCCTTGCTGGGCTTTTGAATGTAGACCACGCAAGCTCGCAATCAGCAAAATTATTAGATACTATCTCGCCTCGTTTGTCCCACACAATCCAACAGGGGGAAGGTGGAAGAAAGTCTGAAAAATAATTCCCCCCCCAAATAATCATCCTATCAATTCCGAAATCCCTGAGTATGTTGTAAGCTTCTTCGGCTGTTTTGGTTGACTCATCACCAACTACTTTGGAATAATTTCCCACCGCAGCTAAATTCCTACCCCCCACTGTCCCATTTTGTCCAACAACACTGATTCCATACGGCGGGTCGGTGAACACCATATCAGCTTTTTCTTGCCCTATCAGTCGCTCTATGTTCACTTTTATCGTACAATCGCCGCATAATAGCCTATGCCCGCCCAAAAGCCACAAATCGCCCGTTTTGGTTATTGGCTCTTTTGGAGGTTCTGGCACTGCATCATCATCAGTCAATCCCACTGTTGGCCCGACAACAATATCGTCAATCTCCTCAGTTGTAAAACCTGTTAAATCCAAATCGGCATCAAGTTGGTCAAACTCAGTAAACAAATCGGCAAGTTTAAGATTATCCCATTCCGCAAGCTCAACGCTCTTATTATCAAAAATCGCATAAACACGACTATCCGTCTCATCTAAATCAAGAAATATAACAGGTGCTTGCTTTTTGCCAAGTTGCTGCAATGCCTTTAATCTTGTATGGCCGGCAATAATTACATTATCTGCCTTGCGAACAAGAATTGGATTTGTAAAACCAAAAGCCTCAATTGATTTTACTATCGCCTCAACAGACTCGTCATTTTTGCGAGGATTACCCTCAAAAGGCTTTAATTTACTTATTGATACATACTCAACTTTCAACTTTGATTTATTCATTTTTTTCATTTTTCCTTAATATGAATATCTGTATGGCACATACATTGTGGGTGCGGGATAGCTGGTATCTCGTTTTTTGGATAAAACACACCGTCCATATCAGAGCAAATCGGGCAGGGAGCACCAGAGCCGGTACGCCATATAACGCCATCAATCCAATCTTTTTGCTGCGCATACCGCACAGCACCTTCGTGATAGGCCCTATTCATCTCTGTTCGTGCTAATCTCATTGCGTTTTTATAACTGGAGCGATAAACGCCTTGGCCTGGGTGATAAGCCTTCGCCGCCTTGCTTAATACAAGTTTGCCGTCCTTGCGTACGCGCCTATAAAGCCTATGCGGCTCAGATAAGAAGCCCCGAATATCACGACTGACTTTAGCCGCACTATCGCCTAATAATATACCTGTATTTATGCGGTTGCGTATAGCTCTCTCAGCATTCCAGGTCAAGTTCCACACATCCTCCGAGAACGTTAGCCCGCTGGGACGGAAACGCATAACGGCATCCATAGCGTTACCATTAATTTTAGCCCAGGTAGAGGTAGCAAAAACCTCCTTATGAACATCGTACCGGCGAACAATGCCATCTTTACCTATAAAACTTGAACCAATTTGGATATTATAATTAGATGGCAAGCCTACTGCATCCATTGCTTTTATCGAGGCCTTCATAGCATCATCAATACTTTTGCTCATCGCCCTTTTTATAATTCTTTTAGTACCAATTCGTAACTCTGTTAATTGCCGCTTCACCTGCTTTTGTAATAAGAGCAGTCTGCTCGGCGGCATTTTACCCATAGATTCATATCGAGCTAAGCGTGCAGATATTTCGCTTGCAGCATTATCAAAGAGACGATAGATTTGTTTTTCCTGCAAAGCGGTATAATGTTCCCAATCCTTGCGCGCCCTTTGAGTAGCTTTCTGGATTATCGCTGCCCGTTTTTGCGGGGAGGCAAGTTTCTCCAAAATCTTTGTCATCTTCTAAGTCGCTCAAGAAAAACATCAGGCAAATCTAAACCAATCCATTCAAGCTCCCCCCTTTGAGAACGGTAGATACCCTGCTTATTTCGCAAATAACAAACTTTACCGTCAGTACCAAGATACTCAAAGCCCTTATCTATTAAGTGCTTCATTTGTTTCGGCGGCCTTTGCCTTTTCCTGCTCGTCTTTTTCTTCGTGATTAATTTGCTCTTTTTCTTTGGCATAATCGTATCCTAACTTTTCTGAAATTGTAATATTACTCGCCCATCCATTCTGCCGGTGGATTTGGTATGCTTCTGTTTCCGCTTTAATATCTCTGTGTATAAGCGTTGCGAAATTGACTTGGCATTTGCGAGAAGTATCTATCATCTCAGTTTTCGTACCAGTCTCTGTTTGTTTAGTTTTTTCTGATTTTTCCGGCAATTGACCACTCGCTACCCCGTAATCAATTACTTTTGCAAAGAATTGGCCAAAAACACCTCCCTCTCCAAAAAAATCCTGCCACGACTCAATCATACGCACAAAAGGACTCTCTGATACCATAGTCGACGCGTAATTTGCGTTTGACGCATCCCCCCTTGTTATGTATTCGGGGAATTGGCAACCTGCCGCAATCATAAGCTGTATTGCCCGACCGTCTTCTTTAGTATCCGAGGCATTAATATTAAGCGTAGGATATTCAACATCCATTCCCTTGGCTATCAGAACTGAGCCTGATTTTGGCCTTCGTTTCTTGGCCGTGCCGCCAACTGGCGTCTTACCCGTAACATCACTAAAGTTATCTTTAATGCCTGAAGTCGAAACATTGCCACTGGGCTTAAAAACTATATTGAAAAAATGCCGTAGCTTATTCAAAATTATTCTATCTTTTAACCAGTTTTCGTACTGTTTCATATACTCGGCTATGCCAATAAAAAACGAGATACCCCGTTTTACATCGCTATCCGCCATTATCTTAATATGCAGCATCTCATCGGCCGGTATATCTTCATCGTAGCTAACATTGTTAATTGTATAGCTTCGGTGATAGCTTAATACTTTCTCGATATCATCAGGGTCAGTATCAATACCAAAAGTCGGTGAACCGTTGAGAGCTGGTTTTATTTCCTCAGGATTGACAAATCGTATTTTCTGCACGCCTTTGCCCATAGGCGGCTCAAACCAACGAACAAAACACTCCCCATCCCTAAAAACTCGCTTAATTATCTCTTTTGAGCGCATATCCCATTTATTAGCTATCGCCCATTCGTCCCAATACGCCTGTACATCAGGGTTTTCGTCAGCAGCCGCAATCTTAGCGTTTCTGCCAATAATAAAGTCCTGCAAAGTCTGTAATATATTCCTGCCGGCTGCTGTATACTGCAATTTTCGAGCCTGCTGCCGCATAGTTTGAAGATTCTGCTCGGTATAAGGTTCTTTATCCGCACCCGTTAACTTAAGCCATTCATCTTCATCATTATCAGCGGCCCAGTTAGGTACTGATTCGAGCATCTTATTATAAATTTGTAATTGTTTTAACTTTGCTTTATTATAAGTTTGTAATTGTTTTAACTTTGCTTTGGCATTTTCTCTTTTCAAAGCCAATTGCGGAAAAAACGTATCTAAAATTGCCATCTGATTATCTCCTTATACTAAATATCCAGTGGACTCAAAATAGGTTCGCCAATGGGCAACCAACAATAAGCATCGTTTCGATGACCTGCACGTAAAGTCCTACGTTTTGCCGACAGAAGGTGGAATTTCTTACCTGCTTTAGCTTCTATCACAATCGGAATATCCTCAGGCATTTTTCCCAATCTCTTTTTTAATTCACCAACTGTCATTATTTTTAGCTCCTGAAAATATCGTAACTTATATTTGTCAACTATTTTAATTTCCTATTACTATGTCAGGTTCAAGTGGTTCAACATTAATATCAGGGTACGCTCCTATCTCCTTATTAACATTAGGGCGCGCTCCTATCTCCTTCCACATTCTAACATCCATTCGTAACACAGGTATATTGCTTTGCGTACATTGAGCTGAATAAAAATCAATTCTTACCTCAATTTCTTTATCCGTTTTTGCCTCTGCTATCAAAGAATTCAAACCCTCGACTTGTTTCTTAATCTGCTCTATAAGTTCATTATCACTTTTCATAATTCATATTCCCCAATAATCTCAACTTCCGGCTCAATGTTCTGTGATAACATCGTCCAGCAGCCACTTGTCCAATCGATTTGGTCATCGTGCGTATCACCTTTGCCTGTAAATTCTACAAGCTCATCTATATATTCGTCAACACCTTTTCCCCTTACAATATAAAACTTACCCGCCCCAGCTCTCGCAATCCAGGGCAAAGCTCTTGTTAATTTGTCAGTATCGACATTATAACCACATAAGTTTATATCACGCATTTGCGGCATTGTAAACAAATCATCAACAAATCCTTTTTGCGTGGATACCTGCTCTATACCAACTGGTACTCGCTCTTGTATAGCTATTGATACTATCATACGCCGGACAGCAGGCCACTCTAATTGCTCTCGAACAAACTTTCTAACAAAAACATTCCCATCTTTATCAACAGCCATTTGGCCACTGGCTGTATAATCCGCTTTCGTCTTCTTGGATACCGCCAAATCCCAATACCGCACCCAATTCAAAGCAATAGGTGCCTTTTCAACAACCTGCAACCACGCACGCTTAATAATAGCCCCGCCAGGCGGCAAAGGCCTCTGCTGATACTCTGAATTCCAGTTATAAGCTAATGTCGTGGCTTTTATTCTCGCCAAACTCTTTTCATTATACTTAGCCGGCCATAATGCTTGACCTACTTTGCGATTATCTTCAGGATGCGAGTATTCGCTCTTTTCATAAATTGCAGGCAGGCTAATTATTCGCCACCTATCAACTTCAGATGATGTTTTGAACTGCTTTATCAACTGCCCCGCAAGGTCATCAACGTGCCAGCGGGTCATCAAAAGAATTATCCGGCCGCCTTTTTCCAGTCGAGTACGCAAGGTCGAACGATACCACTCAATTGTACTCTCCCTCACAGTCTTGCTCTCAGCTTCTTCTCGGTTCTTTATTGGGTCGTCTATTATTGCAATATCGGCGCCACGGCCAGTAATTCCTCCCCCGATACCAGTAGCTTTGAAAATCCCCCGATGATTAACAATACTGAACTCCCCAGCTTGTTTGATAGCATTATCATCTGTGCGAGAACCTCTTGTTTTTAATCTTGTATTAGGGAAAACCTCTCGATAACTATCCGAGAGCATAATCCGCTGAGCGTCTCTACTCATCATCTCGGCCATTCCAGCACTGTAACTTGTAAAAATGACTTGAGCGTCAGGGTTCTTGCCAAAAATATAAGCTGGTAGCCGCCTACTGCATAACTCAGATTTGCTATGGCGAGGCGGGACAAAGAGCATTAAGTTATACGGCTCTTGTGAATCAAGACACGCTTCTATCTCATCTGTTATGATTTTATGATGCCAGTTAAAAATAAAGCTCCTGTTGGGAAATGTATACTGTGTAAAAGCTAATAAACTTCGCCGAGCCTGCCTGCGAAAAAGCTCCTCTCGTATTTCAAGTTCCTGCTCTAAAGCCGACCTATTCATAACAGACACTATATAATCTAATATCTATTATGTCAATCGGTCTTGGCGTTTTTTTTAACACCCACATCACAGCATTAATTGAATTTATATATCCCCCTGAATCCTTTTAACCTCCCTCAGCTTCTCCTTAAGCTCCTCATCACTCATCTGGTCAAATCTGCCAACGGCTAATCTACTGTCCGGACCACCTAAAAGAAACTCCTCAGCCCGAATCATTGTATCCAAGTCTCTATAAGTTGAGCTGCTTTTGTCTTTGCCCGCCTTAATCTTATTAACAAGTTTAGCTTTTGCAAACCGTACAATCTTTAAGTTCTCAGCCAGTCGTTTGCCAAGCTCATTATCAAGTTTACGCTCAGCCTTGACTCGAACAGTTGACAATCGCTTAAGCCAATTATCCTTACGGCGGTATTTATAAACCGTATTTCCCGTAACTCCGCATATTTTTGCAACGCTTTCAACGCATTGGTTCTTACAATAAGCTGCAAACATCTCATCTCGTTTTGCCTGTGTTAGTTTAGAAGCCATTGTTACCTTTAACCCTTCTTCTGCGGGATATACTTAGTTATAACATCCTCTTAGCCAATTCACCAGACTCATCACCAACAATTCCAAACTTCTTAGCCCTATCTCTGGCATCATCGATATCAAAATATACAGCTTGACAATTCGCTTTACCTGCCCGCTTGTCAGCTTCAATTTTTTTTATTTTTTCAAGCCTTATTTGCATCATTGCCTTTTTCATTTGTTAGAAGCATTGTTACTTATTTCCGAAAAATAGCACTATCGATATATTCCCCACAACTCCAAATTACAAAAAATGCTTTTTCAAACTCCAACATACAGCCATCTAAGCCACCGAATGAAGCTATATTTATACTATCACCACCAATACTATCATCAATTTCATATCGTTTAATAAACTTGCCATATACAGTTTCCTTAAAGTGCTTTACCAAATCCTCTGTTTCTATAGACATTTCGTCATACACAGAATATATTATCTTTTTCTTTATTTTATCTTTTCCCATTTTTACTCCAATCATTATATCATACTTTGGCCTTGTTTCAAATAAAAAACCTTACCTTGCCGTACCGAACCCCACCAAACCATACCGAACCGTACCATACCGGACCCAACCTCAGTTAGTATTCGGTATAAGTATCATATCGAGAGCCTTACCTTGCCTGACCGCACCCAACCATACCCGACCGTACCGAACCGCACCAAACCGTACCCCACCGCACCAAACCTGACCTAACCTTACCCGACCGCAGTTAGTTTTTTATTGTCTTAAACGCTTCGAGCAGTTTTCCTTCGTCCACTGGTGTCGTTATACCTCGCTCTAATAACTTAGTCATTGTTTTTGATTTCGTTATCAGGCATATTGTGCCGGCTTGGGCAAGATTGACCAATAAGTGTTTTTTTTCATCATCGTTTAATTTACTTATATCAGCAAGTTTGCCAACACTCATTGTCCTTTTCGACCGTTTTCGTATCCTCTGGACATTACTCTTCACCACAGAAGCTATTCCGTAGGCATCAAGGCATTTTATAGCGTTTGCGCCATTTATCCTTCGCCAAACCAAACCGCTATCCCTCTCAACCCGCTTAATCGCCGTAGCTAAATTGCCATGTCCTTGATGATTTGGTCTTGTGGCTTTGCCACACAAACTCTTTAATTCCTCATCTGTAATTACGTCATCAATTTTACCTGTTTTAAGCCGGTCTATCAACTTCGCCGTAGCGGGACTTAAACCTTGCTCAAAAGCATACACTTCTTTTTTCTCAATTACTGTTTCCATAATTTTCCTTTCTCTAATAAAGAGCCTTACCTTACCTTACCTTACCGCACCAAACCTGACCCGACCGCACCTTACCCCACCTCAGTTAGTTTTAGGTACAATTATATCAAAGAACCTTACCTTACCTTGCCTGACCAAACCTCACCCTACCCGACCACACCTCACCTGACCGCAGTTAGTTGTCTTCTCCATTAAGCACAGTAAATTCCGAAACATCGAACCGGCCATAATAACCACCATTCCTCGGCCGCCACCTTAGCAAACCAATAAACTTGCCGGAATACCTTAGATATTCCTCTATTTTCTCCGGCTTAGCTATCAGCAAGGGGTCGAGTACATTAATAATTACAGTCGTTTCCCAATTCAGAATCGTTGGAAAATTTTTCCATACTCTTTTTGAGCCACCTGGCTTCCCATCACTCGGCACAAAAAGCCGCTCTCTCTGCACAAGTTTCGATGTGCTTTTGAGCCCCAATAAACACGGCTCAACAATCATAATACCCGCCTGAAAATGCTTAGTCCAAGTCGCCCTACCCTTACCTTTAATAGATTCACCAAGATATTTTGCACAATCCCGCAGCATATTTTTTACTGCGTTCGGCGGAATAAAGACCTCGCCATTTGCATCAACGTGCAGCCGCTCCAGCCAAGTCCTTTCTTCAAAAGCATCGTCTCCCTCCCCAGTTTCTTTTTTTGATTGGATAGCCTTGCTAAAACTTATAGGCGAAACTCCAACAATCTTTGTCTTAATAGTTCCTACACTTGCTTTGTACATTTCGCTTCTCCTTAAATAAAATTAACGTTTCAAATGTGTCGCCCTGTCTGAGCGTATTTTTTTTCGTTTCTTTTTCAGCCTCGGCACCTTCGGTATTGTACTTAGTAACCATTTGCTAAGCGGCCTAATTATGTCCGGCGGAACAATAACAGCAGCGTTGACCTCGTCTTTGGCACTCAATGAGATTAAGACACCTGAATCCTCACCCAAATAACTTGCCTCAAAGTGATAACCATTATCAAAACAGAAAGTCATTTGCTCTTTTGTTAAGTCCTCAATTCCAGTCTTCATAATTTTTAATATTCCTTTTATTTTCTACTGAGTTTCTTTTTTTCATTTATATCCCAATCTGAGTCTGCATTACAAATCTTAGCACTCGGCCAACCAAACCACGTTCCCAAATTAGCTAAACCAGATTTTTTAACATCTGTTTCAATAATAGGTATACTTGGATTAGGTTTTTTTAGTTCTTGCTTAACTTTATGCCTCCATCGTCTACGCATAAACTGAGTTACACTGGCTGATATTCTTGCAATTGGTTTGCGAAAGCTGCGACTCATTTATTTCCTCTTATCCTTAACGTTCGTTTTGCCTTATCTAAAGCCGATATTTCACTGGTTGTTATACCTGGATAATCAATGTTATCAGTTTCGCTGCGTTTTTTCAGTATCAGATAAAGCTCATTTAAGACACTTTTCAGTCTTGCATTTGTGGCTTGTAACCTTTTAATCTGTTTTTGTGCTTCTTCTAATTTCTGTTTCATAATCTATTTCCTCACAAGAACAAAGCCCCGCCCGCAAATGTACGAGCGGGGTTAGCTTCAAATCATTTTACGCCGAGATTTGCCCTCGCTTCACCAATGTTGTTGTAAAGTTCGGCGGCAATGTGCTTATCGGTACTATTCACAACTGTCTTTTCTACCGCCTGCTTATGCGCCTGATACTTAAGACCATTCTTTTTGGCAACACTACGCTCAATAAACCCAAATATAACACCCGCTAATGCCAGCCCTGCACTAATAGGCACAGCATAAGGATTAAACGGCGTACTGGCTGTATTTACTGTTTGCAAAACTGCCAGCCAATCGGCAGCGGTATCACCGCTCAACGGTGTTTGCTGAATTGCCGTTGCAATTCCACTGACGTGGGTTTGTACTCTGTCAATTTCGCTGCTGATTTTGTTGATATTTGCAACTGTGTTGCTATCAATAATTTGGTGTCCTTGCAGCGTGTTAAGTATCTCGTTTTGCGCATTTTGGTACGTATCGAGCTTGGTGTTTAGCGTCTGCACCTCAGCGCCCAGCAACTGCACCTGCTCAGGACTGACCATTGACTCTTCACATCCGCCAGCCGCCAAAGCCAGTCCCAGTACAACAATTAACATTTTTGCTCTCATTTTAAGTTCCTCACTTTCTACCTTTTCCAATTATTGTTATAAAATCCACCATATCCTCTTTTTCATATTCATCACAAGCCGGAGTATCATAAAACACAATTTCGCCGCAACAGGGGCTGTACCTGTTATCGCATTCGCCTAAAGATTTAACCGATTGACCATTCCATTCTGAATCAAAAAGGTACTTACACGTCCCGCATTTGTTTGTATTTTTCATAATCATCAGTTTTGCTCTTGATTTTCATCCACTATTTGCCGAGCCACATTTTCCACTATCGTACCCAATGACCGCAACAAAAAAGACAACTTCTTATCTCCCTTGTGATG